ACCCGAAGCCTGAGCAATCGTCGCCTTGGGATTCCCACTACCATCCAAATTGGACACACGCGTCCAAGCTTCGGTTCCGGCAAGGGCAACGGCTTGCTTCAAGTAATACTCATCAATCACTGCCAAGCTCTGCGACACACCAGCCGTTGCCGCCGTGTGCTCCTGCAAGGTGAAGGTAACCGGCTCAGCGTCGGCGCCTGCCTCCTTGAAAATCACCACGGCCAGCGTGTCGTAATTGCGCATATGGATACGCATACCCGTGGTAGCGCCTGCCGCCAAGTCAATGGGGGCGACACCAACCCCCACATCGAAGATCCTGCCAAGCCCGTTCATTCGCTGATCTCCTCATCTGCCGGAAGAGGGAATTCCTTAATATCATCTGCGTAGTTCGCACTCATAAAATCATCAAGTGCGGTTTGTGCCTCTTCCCGGCTTGCGTATCCGCTATACAGCTCAGGGTTTCCAGCCGGGATACCCAAGATCAGAATGCAATACTTCTCACTCCCCGGCTGCACATTGGGGACTTGTTCCTGTTGAACGTAAGTCTTCATCTCAGCGCCATTGTCAAGACAGCAATACCCGCCGTCTTGGCGCTTAACCCAAACTGACATTTGCGTATCTCCTATCAGGCAGCCGCAAGACTGACGAACGGGGAAAGAGTGGGCCCGCCATTCTGGGGGGTAATGGCACTCTGCAACCACGGACGACCATCAAGGCGTTCGATAACCCGGAAAGCCGTCTTGTCCTCATCGAATCGGAAGTCTTCCGACTGCCGTGCACTCATAGCCTGCCGGTCACCAATGAGGTAGAAACCGAAGTCCACAAGGTTGATGTCACCCGAGTTCCCAAGCGTGCGCGCCTTCTCAGAAACAACCATTGGCACACCAAGAATCTGCATCGGCGGGGAAGCTGCCATACTCGGGTAGTTCGCGCCACCAAGCCAGACGACGGGGCTACCCGTGCTGGTCTCCATTTGCAGGAGATCCGGAAGAGCATCCGGGGAAACAACCCACACCGCGCGGTCAAGCGACTGGGGCAGCATCCGCGAATACATTGCCACAATATCCGACCACTCAATTGCGTTGCCGGAAGCTTCCCGCGTGACCTGCACACGAGCGGGGGCATTCAAGAATCCCAGGGGCTCACCAACGCCTCCGCCCACGAAGAATGCAATGTCCTCATACCAAGCCAGAGCTTCAGGGAAGATTTCATTGATGAATGCTTCAAGTGATGGCTGAGCATCTGCCAGAAGCTCATTCGGAACTTCGGTGTACAGAGTGAGCTTGTTTGCCCTCAGCTCAATCCGACCGAAACGGGGCTGAGACTCAGTGAGGGTGGCGCCTTCCTCAGTCCAGAAACCAACCACACCACCGAACACGCTGCCCACGTTGGACGTGCTGTCCACACTCGGGAACGGCACAGTGAGCGAATCCATGGGGATGACTCGGGCACGGCCACGCACAATGGCCTTTTCCAGGGCCACACGCAGAAGCTCAGCGCGCAGAACTTCGGGGATAAGGAATCCGCCGTCAGACGGCTTGACCGAACTCAGAGAGTTCTTCAGAGCCTGAATCTTCTTGGAGACATCCTCATCCTTGTGCCCATGATCCGAAATGGCATTCATAAACTGGGCAGGACTATCGAAGTAATCGTTGAACTTGTTACCCAAAGCCTTGGGGTTGTACACCGTGTTCTTCGGAATACGACCCCGGCCGCCGACATTGTCGAGGTTGAGACGCTTCATAACGTCCTTCACCTCAGACGGCTCACGATCACGGAGCCATTTGATCATAAAGTCCTGCATCTGCTCTTGACCCTGAGCAACAACACTCGGGTCGGTAGTCAGACGCGCCTGAATAGAATCCTCGACCCAAGAGGCAAACCCATCACGCCCGTTCTCAGTGAGAAGGTTCTTCATCACCGCACGATCCGTGAGCATTTCACGGAGTTCATCCGCCGTCTGGGGAACTGCAACCTTGTTGGGCATTTCACTTCCTTCCATTCCCATTGGCGGAAACGCCAATGAAGTCTTCAAGCTCTTTATCCGTGAAGAGCCCATCTTGGACAGGAGCTTTATCTCTGCCCGAATACTTGAAGCCTCGGTTATCGAGACGATGTGGCTTCTTCATCAGAGCTTCAATCAGCTCATCAACGTCATCTTCAACGTTGTCTTCCTCATCAGGGTCTTCTTCATCATCCTTCTTGGTTGGATCTTCCTCTTCTTCATCCTCCTCATCAGGCTTCTCTTCGTCGGGGTCTTCCTCCGGAACCGGCTCTTCGTCGTCCTTCTTTTCGGGATCTTCAACCTGTTCAGGCTTGGTGAAAATCTGATCAGCCAAGCCAAGATCCACGGCTTCACTAGCCATGGCCCAAGTCTCAGCCTTCATCAGAGCCCGCCAATCCTTGACTTCACCACCCGCGCGGTAGACGTAAACCGATGCGATGTTGTCGGATTGCTTATCAAGGAAATTGGCGTAATCCCTGATCTCCGTAGGGTTGCCCATTGCGATACCGGATGCATCGTGAATCATCATCTGAGAGCCCGGCATCATCGTGATTGTGTCTCCCGCCATCGCAATAACAGAGGCCGCCGACGCTGCCAAGGCATCCACATAAACGTGAATATTCGCCGGGTGATTCAGCAACGCATTGAAGATTGCCAGTCCCTCAAATAGGAACCCACCCGGTGAGTTGATCCGGACGTTGATGTTCTTGGCCGTGATCCCATTCAATTGCTCAATCAGATCTTCAGCCGAAACACCGAAGCCGAACCACTCAGCAATGAATGAGTCAACGATTTCGTCATAGATATAAATCGTCGCTGTGTCCTCACCCTCAGCCGCGTTCTTGACCTTGAACCAATCGAGCTGAACGGCTGCTAGGCGCTCTGCCAAATCCGGATCATGGTTCTTCACCCTGGATAGGATCTCAGCTCTACGTGCTTCACGCTGAGCCCTGAGCTTCTTAAGGTTCATTTCCCTCCCTCCCACACTTCAAACAAGGATGACGCATCATTGCCATTCTGCCCTTGATCTCCATTCTCACTAGGTTGTGCGGGTGTTGCGGCAGGGATACCAACCCATCGCATTTCAGGAAGTCCCATAGCCTCGCTCACGTCTTCCGGGTGATAACCGGCCATAACCAGGTTACGAGCGCTAGTCGATTGGGAGCTACGTTCATTGTTGAGCTGATCATGATTGATGGGGGTGGGATCATCAAAATCAGCCTCAAGGTTCTTGCCATTTGCGAACTCAGGAAGAAGCCAAGTGTTAATGACTTCTTTCCAGCGGAGCAAGCGCGGAATGGTCTGATTCTCCGCCATGATCTCTTTACCAGCATCCGCGTTCGCTCGGTTCACATCGTCCACCGTGCCTAGCATCGCCTTGGGGAAAGCGAATGCCTCACGGATGAGCTCACGCGGAAGCTCACGCAATTGAGCGAATTGCATATCTTCCATTGTAAACTTGGTATCAACCCACTCGGCATTTTCGAGTACAGCAACCCGGTGAGCGTTGGCAACCCCTTGGTGCTGAGCGCGCCATCGGCGAATGAGTGAATTGAACTCATCGTCGCGGAGTTTGCGATCAACCTTAATGATGCCGCCGGGGGTAGCGCCATTGACGAAGAAGTTGCGGTTCCACTCCGCCGCGTAGCGGGATGCATCAAGGTCACTGAGAACAGTTTGAACCGGACCCATGCCCCGGTAGGGATCGGAAGGGTTGGGGTATTTGATCTGAATTACATCTTCAGTCCTAAGTGGAACCTCTTCCCCTCCCGGTCCTTTGTAGACCCAACCGAGCAAGTAGGCATCCGGGTCTTTCACAGGAGTCATTCGATCGGGACGTACCGGCCACATTTCAATGATGACTGAGCCAGCACGAACCAAGATGAAGAACGTCTCACCAACCAAGTCCAAATGTTGCTGGCAAGCTTCCCGGAATTGAACGCCAGTCATAAACTTGTTCGGCATATCCCAGACGGTCAGGAATGGGTGGTTCGGGATTTCCTTCCGGCGCTTCTTATCCCGGACTGAAGTCTTCTGGTAAAGGTGCCATTCAACCGGAGCGAATGCGTCCGTGATTTGGTGAACAATTGCGAAGAGCGTTCCCACAGATCCGTAAGCGTCGTATGCTCGCTCACCAATTGAGCCTTGCGCCGTGCTATCGAAGAGCGTGCCAGAGCGGCCAGCGTAAGGAACCGGGGCTGAGTTGCGAAGCCCCCTAGTGAGTTTGCCAAGCAATGTGTCCATTGTGGTCTCCCCGGTCTAGCTCATGGTGGTCGGCGGTTGGGTCC